TCAAGTATTGTAAAATTATCAAAACTTGAATTTAAAAATGGACAATTAATACCTGAAATTGTTGCAAGTACAACGTCACGATGTATTGTGTCTGTTGCTGCTGAATAGTCACCTGATGTAAAAAGAAGGTGATTGGGCCAGTTCATGGAATTTACTGCTGATAAAATATCAGTACTATTAGTCAGTTTAAATGTTGGATCTTTGTCTATATATGCCTTAATTGCTTTCTGATATTCTTTTAGAATTTGATGATGTGATGGCATTGCTGTTAAATTTCTGACTTTAAGTGGTTCTTGGACCTGTATGTGACGTACCGTGGTATTTTGATTTATTGTTTTCCATTCACACTCTTGTGATATGGAATCTACTAATTTGAAGTATTGGTCGACGTCTGATACACTTTCAGGTCGTGGTACGTTCAATAAGAAATCTCGATTTCTTGAGCCTTCTAGACAAGCTTTATTTGTAACATTAATTATTAATTGTGGTTTTTCGAAATTTTCGAAATAAACTCTTGATCTTTCTTTTATATATGAAAGTATGTCTCGATCAGTTTTCTTAAAAGTAATTAGATCCTTACCGTATTTCTCCTTCTCGTATTTTAATATACTATTAGGAAGGAGTCCGTGAAAGAATCTCTTGAACTGAGAGAGTTGATAAGCACCGCGAAAATGGTCAAGTTTTCTTTTTAGAAAACGACGAAACCGTTTACTACCGAAACTGGTTATATATTTGAAGATAGTCATCTCGAACGGTGATAAGGAAATGTCCAATGAATCGAACCGTGAGGTACATTTTGTTGCGCAATTTTTGAAAGCCGAGTAGATTTCTACTATTGACTTATCTTTACAAAGTGATTGTAATTCTTTTTTATAATCACATAAGGGTGCAGTTGAATCTTGTCTGTTATTTGCAAGGATTTTGTGAGTTGAATATATCGACTTGCTTAATTTGTGAATGAAGGCCAGAAGTTCAGAATCCTCAATGACTCGAATACAGTCATCGATAGATTTTGGATCTTCGCTGCATGTGCTTGCTACTGTACAAGCTACAGAGTAGGCACCACCCTTAAACCTCGTTAGCCCAGACTTTAACTGGGACGTTACTTTAGTTTTAAGAGTAATGGAATGGGGGCCGAAAGGCACACCGTATGGT